TCAGGCGGAACCATGATAACCGAAGGATCGCTGTAGTGATACACGATAGAACGATTTTCTGATTGGATCGTTGCAGACTCTGAACCAAAATCAATCTCAGGATTCTCAAACAGAGAAAGTGAGCTGATAAACCGATTCAGCACATAGATACCATACATTCCCCCAAACTCATCAGGAACAGTCGCCCGCGCCATGATGGTCTTGTTTGGTGAGATTGTTGAAACGACATGCCCAGGCTTCAAAACGATCGATGGGTTGATCGTCGAAAAGTTCTTGAGAACGTTGATAGTCTTTACACTCAGTTGCATTATATAATCTCCATTTTCACGAATAAGGTCATTATAAACTAATCACAGAAAAAGTCAAGACTTTTTCTTGTTTTTTCCCAACTTACCCGGATCAGCTGTAGCTGCTGCGCCAATAGAAGCAAGATCAACAAGAGAACCACCGAAGATGTAAGAACCAACATGTTGGAGCTTCATCCACGGGCAATACCAGATCTTACCACCAATCTCAATCATCTTCTGACAGAACCAATAATCTTCAGACAGATAACGCTTCGACTTGGGATCAATTTCAGCCTGGAAGTACTGCATAATTTCACGCGAACCATCGAAAGCTTCAGTACGAACGTGATCGGGCTTATAGCTGTACTGTGGGAATGCCTTTTCAAACTTCTCAAAAGCTGAGCGACGAGTCATCATAAAGCCTGTACCGACTTCCATAACCTCAACAGGCTGGTCGATGCGGATGTTTCCACCACCACCCTTTGGGTTGAAAACATAATCACCAACGAAATTCTCAAGAACGTTTGGATCTTCGTCAGCTACACCCTTGTCTACTGCGAGCTTGATCTTTTCCCAGCTGATGCACTTCTTTGGATAAGGACCAGCCAGAACATCATACTCACTATCATCGCCCTGTAGAGCAAGCATCGCTAGGACATCACGCGGATCGAAACCGATGTCCGAGTCAATGAACATCAAATGAGTCGCATCCGAGCGCATGAACTCGTCAACGCAGTAGTTTCGCGCGCGAGTGATCAGAGATTCGTTGAACAGAAAGTAAGAACGCATCTCGATACCATTCGAGGTGCATAGAGAAGCCAAGTCAGCTACGGACTTAGTGAACATCCCTGCACACATTCCTCCATACATTGGCGCAGCAAGAAACAGCTTACGCTTACGGAGTTCTTCAATTGCAATAGATATTTCCATAATCAATCCTTTTGTTTGTAGTGATCATTATACATCATCAGTACGATGTAATGCATAGCTTTTGTTAAGTCGGCTTTGTTGTTTCCGTTTTTCTTTCCGTAGCGCCAAAGGTACTTCATAGCTGTATCTCGGAAAGTGGTAGTGGCATCGCCTAACGCGATCCAAGCATCAAAACATTCAATGTTGTCTGATGTTTTGTAGTGCTCACCATACGTCTCATCTATATAGGTGAGAAAATCCTGAAGGATTAACCCTTCTTCGTACTTATATTTTATGTGTTTACTCATGAGAAGAAGCTTTCAAGGCTAGAGCCGACTTCCTTCTTTGTATCCTTCAGACGCAACTCAGCATTACCAGTTGTTTCGCGAATATACATCGTGCAGTAGTCAGGGAACATTGTTGCGATCTTAGAGATCGAATCGTGAACATACTCCTTGGTTCTGATTGTCTGAAGACCACCATCTTCCTTGTAGTAGTTTGACTTCACTGTATAGTTATCAAACCTGCAGAGAACACCATTATGAATATACTGTCGAATCGAGTACTCATAGTCCTCACCATGGTTGGTAACACGAGCAAGATCATCATGATGTTCTACAATCACACCAAACATTGAAGCAATGATGTAGCAAAGCTTGGTGTAAACACGATCCTTCATGAAATAAGCATTAGAAGCAGCGTAGATGCCAAAAGTCTTAGAACCAAGCGTTTCGCACTCTTCAAAGCCACGCTTGATGATTTCTTCATACAGGTCATCAATCGGACCAAGTTTTTGCTCGCTGATCTTACGCTGCACTTCTTCAATATCATCATCAAACATCATGAGCTTAGTGCCTTCTGGATACCAACGCTCAATGAAATTACGCTGCGCTCCAATAGTAGGAACTCCAACGACAATGTTATTGTATGGTGTGTTTTCGAGTGATTTACTGTAGATATCAAACTCTTCACTGTTCGCAACAAACACAGTGATACGCTCTGGAGGGATATTATGCCCCTCCAGAACGCGCAGAGTTTTCTTCTTGATAGTCTCGGGACGCTTGTAACTAGGGATCGCGATCTTATAATCAATCATACTGTAACCTTTCAAAAGAAAGCGTCAAGGCTGGAAGTGTTCTTGCCATATGGATCCACAATATTGTGTTTCTTCATATAGTCAAACCATTCTTGATCTTCCCACATAGAAGGCGACACGCCATTCCAAAGTGGTCTCCAAAACTTGTGTTCGTGATTGGCACGTCGTTCTTCGATATACTGCTTACGAAGCTGTTCGTAGTCCCAAGACTTAAGCTCGACCATCTTTTCGCGGAAGTAAGCGACAATGGTCATACGGTCATTGTCTTCGCCAATCAACTCATCGTTACCGTGAATCCCCCCGTGATTATTGACAAGCAACATATCACCAGGTTGAAGGTTGATAGCAATCCGATACTCAGGAAGTATGAACTGACCACCTCTCCATCCTTTACCCTCCGGACCAGTGACTCCACAAATATTACTGAAACCAACAGTGAGATCGCCAGCATCGCGATGGCAGGCAGTGCGCCAGTTATGATTGACAGTAAGAGTAGTAAAGACAGTGTCATCAATAAGGAATCGAGGATCGAGTTTGTCTGCTTCATTTCGTTGAGCTTTCCACCTACCAGGGATCAGTTCTCTGAACTGTTGATTTAGCTTGCGTAGGTAGGGATAGCAAAGCGCAAACTTCTCAAGATTCTTTTCAGTGTAGGACGTTGCACGACCATACGGAATGCGAGGATAACGATCGAAGTAGCCAGCAATACCAGACATAACTGACTGCGCGTAGTTAGTTTCAGAAACAAAGTTTTCTAGAACGTTCTTAGCTTCTCTACGCTGTTCTTCGTGAGACATGTTATGAAGACCATCGACCCACTTATCGAACCAGCCATGATATTCTGGATAATACTTACAAACTTCAGAGCGCAACCATACGCGCCCACGAGTCTCATCCTTTTTTGTATTAGAAACATGCGCAGCACGGATTGACTCGATAGTTTCGTCTTGTATGATCGCATTGTCAGGGCGAAGAAGAAAATCAAGAATGTCTTGATGATACTCTGTGACCCAATCGCGACCACCACGACCAGTTGCGCCAAGCATTTCGCCACGTGGACCAGCAGCCTGACCACGGTTTTGCGACTCAACAGCTGCTTCTCTCAGACCGGCATACGCAAAATCGCATTCTTCCTTAGTGAAGATGTTCTTACGAAACTTGAAGATGATGTTTGCTTCAGTCAAGTCGTCGCCTGTTACTGCTTCAGAGTACAAGTCAGTGTCAGATTCAATAACACGATCGTAGCGATCTTTGGTGATGAAAGTGCCGAGTGTGTCGTTGGCATTTATAGCTTTGATTACTAGTGTTTCAACCATATGTGTATCCTTACCATGTCTTTACATTATACTTGTACATATGTGAATGTCAAGAGAAATTAGAACTTCTTTCCACCTTCAGCCATGCGATTTTGTAATTGGTGATCTGCGCGGTTTGCGTTTCTGAATGTTTTGTAGAGCAAGAACGTCAGATGGTGTAATTTCGTACGACATTTTATATTCCTTAGCGATTGTTGATGATACAAGCGGCAGATACTTTACTAGGAACCCATGTACCTCCAACGTCAATGCAGTGATTCATAGTGGTATAGTAATGATTAGTGTGCTCTCGAACGTTATGCGATATAACGAGTATCACCATAACGATAGCTACAGCTACGATCAAAAATGATGCCACAAAAGCTATAGTTTTGTTTGTTTCATATGTCATGATGTAAACATCCATTCAGGTGGTTGACGATTTTTCCAGGAGTGCATTCGCGATTTCCCGACTCGATAGTAGTTACGGTAATTTTCTAACGGATCTTCGCTGACAACGTACTCAGGTGCCATCGCGGAAGGCATCGTTGTCATGTCATAGTTAGTCAGATTCTTGGGAGGTGATTGCAGCATTATGCTGAGTTCGCCAAAACATTTGTGCGTTTTACCGTAGCGGTAAGTGTATTCTTCGCCAAGCGCAAAGAAATGTTCGACAAGCCAGTTGTAGTTTTGTACAGACTTACGACACCAAACAGCTGATGGGTGATTGATGTGAGTAGCTTGATACAGTACAGCATCGCGGCTGTCATCAAGAACCCATCGTTTGGCATTACGACCTGTCTTGGACTTGCCGACAACTTCCCTACCGTCTAGAAATCGATGCGCAGTTGAAAGCAGCTGCGCTGACTCGAGAATCATTTTGACAACGTGTTTGTCAACCATGCCTTGAGCGGCTGCTACTGGACAACGATCAATGTAGAAGATGTTCATGCTTTATGCCTAAGTTGTGGTTCTAGTTGTGAGATGCAACAACCACAAAAAAAATGTACCGATGTATGCGAAAGGAGATGCATCAATTTGATGCAATAACAAACAGGCTATCAACAGAGTCACTTACGTTTCCACTTCTTCATTGCTTGATCACGATGTATCGGGTTGGCTTTGTGGTAAAACAATTCACCATCCAGAAAGTCCATACAATGTTGAAACACACGAGCTGTCATTCCTGTGTATGTTTCGGTTCTAATTTCTCCATTAGGCGTAGCGAAACGAACCTTACAGTGTTGCGGACGCTTTATTTTAACCGTTAATCCAGGAAAAGTCAAGCTAATTTCATCGAGCCTGACCTCTTGTTCGCTTGGCATTACGACCCTAGGATTAAAACAAACGAAGTTTTCAGGCGCTCCACGCATAGCAAAGATTCTAAGAGGAATTCCTATCTGCGGCGCAGTAAGACAGATAGCGTTGTTATCATACATGAATTTAACAAGCTCTTGAGAAAACTGATAGGGGTCAAACCCTGGGTTGTTGAAATCAAAAACAGTAGCTTTCTCCTTCAAAGCTGGATCTGTGTGTTTCAAAAGGTTCATTCTGCAATCCTACTGAAAGATTTGGTCTTTACGAACTTAATAACGTTCTCAAACTTGTCGTGTAGAGCTTCTCTATGCGAGATGATAAACACGTTAGAGTCTCGGCTGATGTTTTGTAGAATCTTAAGAAGATCATCAGCTGCCTGACCGTCAAGAGAACTATCAAACACTTCATCAAGAATCAACAAGTTAGTGCTCAGTGAGTTACGAAGCTTGGCTACTGCACGCCATGTAAACAAAATAGCCAAGTCGATCTTCTGCTTTTCGCCTTCGCTGAACGAAGCGTAGCTGAACTCGTCACGATAACGTGACTTGATTACTTCGTTGAACTGTTCGTCTAGATTGAACTCAACGAACAGATCGAACTCACTCAAGTACTTGTTGATAAGCTTGTTGATCACTGGTATATATTGATTGACGATCCTGGTCTTGATGCCACCATCTTTCAACAACATTGACGCAGCACTCAAGACCTGCTTATCCTCTTGTAGTATATTATATCGATTTGACAGATTTGTCAAGTCTTTTTCAAGGTCCACGACCTTCACATCTGAATTTTCTTTGGATGTTTTCTTAGCTTCGTCAATTTCTTTTGATATTGAATTCAGCTGTTCATTGAGCATTCTAAGAGCAAGAGTCTCATGAGAGACCTGAACCATAATCTCATCTGCTTTAGATTCAATAGCAATTATTGTTTTCAGCTTTTCGTTGTTATCATTGTATGCTACAACAAGTTTCTCAAGACCAGAAGCAATTTCCTCTATCTCCGAGCTTCTTTTATCAACAACTTCGCAGCTGAACTCATCGCTGATTGACTGCTTACATGTCGGACAGTTGTCATGTTTCTTGAAGAAATCCACTTCGTTCGTCAGAAGCTTAGACTTAGCCTCCATTTGAACACGAAGTTCTTTCAGTTTGTCGATCTTTTTTTTGATTGATCCTGAATCACCAGCACTAGCTCTTAGCTCTTCAACCTGTAGTAAGAGAGTATTCTTTTTCTCAGTTGTACTGGAAATCTTAGCCTCAATATCTGTAGCAGCCTGCTTCTTCTCGCGAATGAACTGCTCATTCTTATTTTGAATCTCCTTCAAGTGTTCCTTGACCATCTTGATTTTGGCTTCAACGATCTTGCGACCGTTTTCATTTTCTTGAAGCTCGCTGTTATTGAGCTGAACGTTTTCTTTCAATAATGTGTTCATCGTAGTGAACACTTGCAGGTCCAACAAGTCTTCAATGATTGTTCTGCGCGCATGCGCGGGGAGCTGCATGAATGGTACAAACGAGGCTGAACCAAGGATTACAACTTGGCAGAAAGACTTGTAGTTGATCTTTAGGATGTTTCTTTCAAGATGCTCCTGGTAGTCTTTCATCTCAGCTGACTGGTTGACAAGATTGTCGTTACAGTAAACCTCAAAGACATTCGGGCGCATACCACGAACAATCTTGTATTGATTTGATTGTATTGAAAACTCAATCTCAACCACAAGATCTTTACGAGTGATTGTGTTGATCAGCTGAGGCTTGTTGATACTACGGAAAGTTTTACCGAATAGCGAGAACGTTACGGCATCCAGAATTGTTGACTTGCCTGCGCCGTTCTCGCCAACGATAAGAGTTGTACCTTTCGTTGACAGATCAACTTCAATGAACATATTCCCTGTAGAGAGAAAGTTCTTCCATCTAATTTTACGAAACGTAATCATTCAACAGTCAATGCTCGATTGTATAGGTCAACGATTACTCTTTCTAGCTTTTCTTTATTCAGGTTTGGTGAATTGACTTGCCCGATATGTTTCATAAAGATACTAAGAGTGCTTTCAGCTTCACTGACAATTTCTGAATCCTCTTCAAGATTTAGGTTCAAGTGATCCTCGACAATCTGCAGGTTCAGGATACCAACTTTTTCGATCTGTTCACAAAACTTATCAAACCAAAATGGATTACTCTTGTTCTTCACAACAACCTTTACGTAGGTTCCCTTGTGCTTACTGAAGTCGTAATCCAATATTCTTTCAAGAGTGCTTGTTGAATCGTCGTACCAAGCCTTACTAAACATTATATAAGGATTTTCTATAAAAGTCAACTCTTTTGTTTCTAGATCGAGCAGATGGAACCCTCGAGAATCATCGTAATCGCTCCAAGTAAACTGACCATGTGAACCAGTGTAAACAATATGCCCATCAGTAGAGCGATGATGAAAATGGCCAGACAAAACCATATGAAATTTGTCAAAAATTGTGCGATCATCGCCATGAGAACAGATACTACCTCTAAACATCTCAAAACCCTGTAGCTCGAGATGACCCATACAGATTGTTGATTTGGAATTACTAATCATCTCCATTGAGTGTTGTCTGTTCTCGGCGCAGATCCAGGGAACAA